GTTACATCATTCCAAGTCATTGTAGTTTATTTTAAATAGGTAAAAAATAGAAAGTACCTTACGAAAAGGAGTATTGCCCAAACCCACCTTGTAGGTAAGTAAGTGCCACATATCTTAAAGCATCAATTGCGTGGTCATTCATTCCTATAACTTCATTCAGCATTTCGCCATTCTTTTGCTTCCACTTATAACTTGCTAACTCTCTTAATAGATTAGTACTATCGTTTGTGATATTCATTTTATAGCCTTTGAGTAAGTTTAAACCAGCTCTTACCGAGTCAGCTCCTTTCTTTACCCCACTTGCATTGATACCACAGTTAAATAACTCTTGAATTGATTTAGGCTCGGAGCTATCTGCTATTACGGAAGTAATACCTTGCTCTTTTAGCTTGTCTGCTAACATTGGATTTGTCAATTGCCTTTCATAAACAAACTCCTTAATATAAAGCTCTCCATTATACCTCCAAACCCCAACACACGCACTTGGATCGTTTGTAAACCCAAAGTCCAACCCATAACCGACTAAAGCTGCATCAATTGGTATTTCGCTGCACCTTGTATAGTTTCTAAATACTAAACCCTCAATCTTTCCGGTCATTCCTCGTGCATATACTTTCCATAACTCAAGATCAACCTCTTTAAGATTTTCAATTTTTTCAACTAACTTCTTGTCTATAAATGGATTGTGTCTATAATCGGATATAATTAATTTAACATTTGGTTGTCCTAATAACTTTTCATGCACCCAAAAAGCCTCATTTGGATTGTAGTCAATATAGGTTTTGACTTTAGTACGCATATAAAGCTCGTTAAACACATCATAACGCACCCCATTTGCCTCATTGATAAATAAGTAGTCCCTTTTACCATTCTTGGCATCTTGGGCATCATCATAGCTTTTAAACTCAATTATGCTTCCAGATTGAAAGGTAAATATTCTATCCGACTTGTTATATTCCTTGACTAATTGTTTTAACTCCTCGCTTGAGCTCCAAATGGTAATAGCATCTCTTAAAGCTCCGGCTTTTAAGTTGGGTATATCTTGACCGGCTACAGTTATAACCAAATTAGGCTGACTTACTGCAAAAGTAAATAGCACTTGGAGAATAGAATAGGTTTTACCAGAGGAAGTACCCCCTTGATTAACTACAATATCCTCTTTGGCATCTAAATTAGCTTTGTAAAGTACTCCGGTAGTGAACATTATTTTAAGGTCAAATCCTTTTCAAGTAAGAATATGGTTGTAGTGTTTGTTGTATGTATGCTGACAATATACCAACCCTCATTTAGATAGGTATTAACTTTGTCTATATCATCTTTAATAACTCGTTGTTTCGTGTCCATATATTATTTAATTTCGTTCTCGCTACTTGCTAAAGGTACTGCACTTTCTACAACCTTAACATTCACAGTATTAATAGTTACCTCTTGGCTTACAGTTTCTTTTGGTTTCCCATATACCCTACTCATTAAAGTATCTAAAGAATACAAGCTGCCTTTCTCAAGCGATTTCTTTAAAGCATTTGCTACTGTCTTTTCTAATATCGTTGCATTTGGATTTTTAAAGGTATCTGCCAACTCTTCAAGAGTCATAGACATAAGTACCTGGATAGCATCGTTTACCTCGCTCATTTTGTAACCTTGCTGCTTGAGTAAAGATACAAACTTTCTTGGTCTGCCATTAGGATTAGCAACCTCTCCTTTTTTAAATGGTTTTAAGTTTTGTTCGTTCGCCATTTTTCTCTGTTATTTCACTATTATCTATTAAACTTTTCGTTAAAGTATTGCTCTGCAGATTGGTAGCTATTACTCTCAATGTAGGCAGTTTTAACTTGATGCTCATGTATTTGTTGAGCTTTTATGAATGCTATTAGTAAATCATTACCTATGAAGTATCTATTTTGCTCCATAAATGATTGTAAGAATTCTACTGGTGATTGTTCCATAGTTATTTATGATATTCTATTGTTTTATTGTGTAATTCTTGTAAAAAATCGTTATATCTCTTGTTTTGTCCGTACCTAACATGGCATAATCTACAAAGTGCCATTACATTCTCAACTCTATCTTGTTCTTCTTTATTGTTTTTACCGAATTTGCTTCTTGGGATTACATGATGGAAGTCCTGGCTTTTTGCACCACAACATTCACATGGAATAAAATCAGCTACTGTATAACCAAAGTATTCAAGATAGTTCTTTGCGTATTTCTGCATATTAAAATTCTACTCCACATGATGGACAGATAGTTCCAGTTCCTTTTGTATTATCTTCTTCCTTATCTTCATTCCAAATAGGAACATCAAGTCCCCAATTTTGAAGTTCTATAGCGTCCCATTCATTCGCTAACTGCTCATAATCCCATTCTCCAGCATTAATATTATCTCTAATTAAGAACTCTTTTAACTCTTTAGCATTAAAATCAGTAGCTTTCTTTACCCAAGTATCTTCTATTTCTTTGTAATTTAAGTCAAGTAAAGCTCTATATCTTTGATTGCCACCTACTATTATGTTATTCTCATCTACAATTATAGGTCTTAATTCAAGCATTTTAGGGAATGTCCTTATGCTTTCTACCAATTTCTTAAAATTCTCGTTTCTTACTACTCTTGGGTTTTCTGGATTGAGCTTTAAACTTGATAATTTTATCATTTGAATAGTTTGCCTTCTGTTTTGGTCATTTTATATATTGGTATCTACTTTCTTTTTAGATTTCTTACCATTCGCACTGTCTTGATTAGGTGCTTCACTCGGTTGTTGAGCGACTTTAAGGCTTTCTTTATATTTATTGGCATATTTATATACTCGGTTTACAAGTTCAAAAACGCAGCTTCCACAGTTGTTTCTATCATTGCTTTCATAGATATACTTGTTATGAATTGCTTTATACTGCTCAAATACTGGTTGAGTTAGGTTTCTCAATACTTCATACTGAATGCTGATTGAGTTGTCTAATTGGGTAACAAATAAAAAATCTAATTCTTCTTGTGTCATTTTCTTATAAATTTTATGATTAATTGAAATAAGATTACTGAAAGGAATGCACCTATTATAATCTCTTTAATATAAATAGGCAAAAGTGAAATTATTAAATAAGCATATACCGGCAGACAATACTCGCAACCAAATGGCTTCTTTTTTAAATACTTATTCCAGCTTGGTACTTGGTAGATTTCAAACCATACTACCATTACAATCAAAGTTGCTATGATATTTTGTAGCATATAGGAGTAAATTTGTTTTCTTTATTTTCTTGTACTTTTTTGAATACCTTATCCAGCTCATCAAGTATTTGGTCAATATCCCATTCTTTAGGAACGTCTATTTCGCATTCAATAGTGAATTTGATTTTCTCGTTAAATAAGTCGCTCATTTTGGCTTTTCTTTTGATTTTAGAGATAGTTTCATAAATACTTCGTACCGGTATGCCAGTATCGTTGCTTAACTTTTTAGCCTTGCAATTATATTTTAAATAGTATTTAAGTAGGTTGTTCTCGTAGAATGGTAGTTTATCGTGAAATTCCTCAACCTTTTCAAACTTTGCCTCCATTATCTCAAAATCACTTGGAGTTTCTACTATATTAGGTACTTCCTCATAAACTTTTCTAAATTTATTATGGAATGTACTGTCATTGGACTTAATCATGTTTAAAATGGTGCGAATAACGTAGAATTTGAGATACCCATCATTATTCATTTGGAATAATCTCTCTTCTGGAAGATTACATACTACTAACATTACTTCGGATAGCAATTCATCTCGTAAATGCTCCGGCTGCATTTTAGAGATTACATCTTTTAATTCTCTTGAATTATAAAGGTCAGTTATTATCTGCTGCCTCATCTTCGTGTATCATTGACAAAATTAAAGAATATGTTATAAGGTCTTGTAGGCTATCTTTCATACTCTCATTTCTTGCCTCTTTGCCAATTAAGTTGACAATTCTTGATATTTTTATTCCTATTTGATTAAGACAAACCTGGAATGCAGTAGTACCACACAACATCCCAGTTTCTTTGAAATTACTTAATCTATCTTCATTTGCATAGTCATCTCCTTTGCTTTCCAAAAGGTCTAATATATCCTTAAATATATCTCTTGCAAATTGCAGTTGTTCTTGCTTATTCATTAGAAAGGTAAATCTTCTTTTTTAGTTGCAACCTCTATTTTGCCATTTGTCCATGCCACTTTTCCATTGCCCACATAAACCCTTTTCTCTTTAGCTTCTCTTTGCTCTTTAGTTTGTTGTAAACTTATAGCAACATTATTGCCATATTTATCTTGCTCATCGTTAATAGATGCAGTATAGTACTTATATGTACCATCTTCTTGCTTTAGGCTGAAATTTACCAATGCCGACATAGTTATTATTTTTTATTTTGTTCTTTTATTAGTTGTTCGGAATATTCCTCAAGTTTTGCTCTGTTCTCTTCGTTTAGAATTACATAGTTATTTGCCATGCTATCAATAGCTCCGGCATTTGCTAAATCAATCTCATACATTTTTCTAAAATCTTCATGAGTTATTTTCATAAGCAAATCTCTATTAATCCAATCCAATCTACCAGTATAACCTTTTAAAGTTTGTTTAGCTCCGTAAGTTGCTCCGGTTTCTGTAATTATAAAATCAAAGTAATCTCTACTCAATTTAGCATAAAGTAAAGCCTTTGCAAAGTAAAAAGCATCTGTTGTTTTCGCT